TCGTACCTGGCACGATTCCTGGACCTGTAATTTGATCATATTCTTTGATCTGTCCATTTGTGATACTTGTTACGGTTAGATTCGTACCTGCGATAGTGCATACTGCTGTATATGAACCCAGTGGTTGCAATCTAATTGAATTATTTACAGAACTCGTTTCACAGACTTTTCTTGCTAATCCTGAGTACTCTGTTAATGTAGTTTTACTTACATTTTCTATAGGGAACACAACTTCTTGTGCGCTTGCTAAGATCGTAGAAACATTAGGACTAGTGCTTGATAGTTTTATAGGACTACTAGTTAAACTAGTATTACCAGTGTATTCACCTGCAAAGAAAGAACCATAGAATATACCTGGTTTCCAATCTTGAACTTGGCTTGTATAGCTAGTTCTATCGAACTTGATGGTTATGTTATTCTCTCTAATTGGATAGCTGCTTGTTATCGCGCTGGCTTTAGCGCCTATGTTTAATTGGTAACCTTCGCTATCATTGTCGCTAGCGATAGGAACTCTATTGACATCTTGCTGTGCATCTTTTAAAGTATAATATAAAGCTATCACATATATAGGATTTGTTTCAAGAACACCGACATAATACCAACTACCATTTTGTAGATTGTCGATGCCGTTACTTCCCGGAGCCTGAACATATCTCACAATATCGTTTTGTCGTAGTGCGCTAGTTAATAATTGTATAGTGTGTAAATTGTTAATTACTGCGTCCCCATTAAATGTCACCGTTTCGCTAGGATCTATGATTATTTCCGGCAATATCGCATAGCCAGATCCAGGATCGCTAACATTTACTCCTATGACTTTATCTAATGCCATTATTGGGGTAAGAACAGCAGGTATTCTTGGTTCAGGATATATAGTCGTATCTATGAACGCAGTTACTCTTGGCGGATCTACATAATTTCTACCACCATCTAATACCAAGACCGGCGGCAAATCTATTATTATAGTTGCACCAGGAATATGCGGAGTTATTTCTGTATTATTAACTCCTCTATTCAATTCACCCAGATAATTATTTACGACATCAACATAATTATATGTGATATATTCATCGTCTATTTTGATGGTTCCGTTGATGGGGAAACCGCTAGCATTCTTGACAAATATTATAGGTGAATTTAAAGTTACGTAGCTATCTAGGGTACTGATCGAATAATCTTCTTGCCCTGTTAAACTTACTCCGTAGTTATTAATCCACTGATTATATCTTTGTTCTGTCCATATCGGGTCTGTAGGTAAATATTGATTATCTCCTGAAGTATTATTATATACTAATTGCGGGGACAAATATTGATCTACATTTGTATTATAGCTAGCAGGAACGTCAAAGTCTGTGATGTCACCTTCAAATACTTCTTCACCCGTATAAGTGAATAAGAAATCTTTGATCACTACGTGGTAAGGTTTTGCTTCGTTTAAGTATCCCTCCAAGAAAACTTGATTATCCGTCTGGAAATTTCTGATAGGTCTTAATTCTCTTATCTTGTGTTCAACATCTACTAGTGATGTCTTGTTTAACCAAGGTAAAAAGTTTTGACTTTCTACAGTTTCACTTTGAATATATTCGAATAACAATATTAAACTTCTATTTCTTTCTATTAATAATTCATTAGTATAAATTTGTTCGTTTAAAGCACGAATGATCCAGTATGTTTCTTGGCTAGGATATAAATCATAAACATCAGCATCGAAGAAATTATTTCCCCAGCCTAAGCGAGCTTCTTGATAATTCCATAGTTTAGAACTAAAGGCTATAGTTCCATTGGTTAATCCTATTCTAGTCCAAATACTAGAACCATCATATCTATATGTCTCACTATTTCCTGTGCTATTTTTCTCTACTGTAACTATAGAACCTATAGGAAGAGATAATTCTCCTAAATCACTATATAAAGGAACTTGTAGTATTGATTTAGTACTATTATCGTAACCAGGTGCCCACCAATTAATAAATTCCCAATAAAGCTTAGTATCAAAATTTTCACCTGATGTGTTTAAGAACCTTATATTTGGTTTTAGTTCAGTGATTGGATATAATTTTAATATATTATTTGCATATTCTAGATAATTTCTTATAGCGTCTAATCTATCATAAAAATAACTTTGAACAGGTCTGTTTAATACTCCGCTTTGTACTGCTTTAGGTAAGAATGGATCCGGTACCTGAACGCCGTTAGCATTGACGCCGCTCATGCTTTGTAATAATTTTTCATACAATCCAAAAGGTTCAAGGTCTGCGCTTTGACTTGGCAAGCCCGGTAAGAAGTCACTAGCAAAATTTGTTCTAATCAATGTATATTCGCTATGACCAGGATCATCGCTATCACCTTGACTATAACCTATATGGAATATACTATCAAGATCATTAATAAATGTAGAACAGTTATATAATGCAAATGTGTTAGGTAATAATGGCGCCACATAACTTATGCCGCTCAGTAATGGGTTGGCTATATAAGCTTGTATCACACTGTCTGCTAATGTTTTTCCAGTCTCGCTGAATATAATATTTGTGTTGCGCACCCAAAAATAGTATATAGGAGATACTGAGTTTGATGCATTAATTGTAGTTTGTACTGTATAGGCGGCAGGATCTTTTACTGTTCCTAACCCTTGGTATTGGGCAGGAGGCACATTGCTGCTTACCCAGCTATAAATTGCAGGATCACTTCCTGGGAACAATCTTCCCCAATATTTACCGTTATATACCACATCATTTTGATGATAATTTACAAAACGAGTATTGCTAGTATCAAACCATAGTGTTCCTACTTTCTCATCTCCCCAAACATATGATTGTGGCAATTGTGTATTATTATATCCGGCTGGATCAATATTCGAAACCACATCTATATTTTCTCTTAATGCCCCTAATAATTTTCCTTGCAATGGATCAAAATAATCTAAATTGATCAATGTCTCATTAGTTGTAGCACTATAAATTTGAGTGTTTTGAATTTTTTGAATATCTACAATCGGCGCAGATTGACGGTACAATGACCAGTTTGTTATTCCTATTTTATTAGTATATGTAACTACTTGACCATCAAATACGTCGGGTCTAAAGTTTGGAGTCCCTACTATTACAACGTCATCATGGAAATCTAGAGCAGTACCGTATCGTGGCTGCGCACCATAAATCTCATTGCGAGCATTTACACTTTGAGCATATACAAATAATCCGGGATCTTTTACAGTTTCATTATATGTTGATAATAAATCAAACATATAAACAGCACCGGCATTATTATAAGTCTCTATGAATATTGTAGCATTATTGTCAAATACCGTATCATTATCTAAATTTTCATCATCCGTGAAATCAAAAGTTGTTTGAGCATAGCGCTGACCGACTGGTGCGCTTATAACAACAGAATTATTATCATTGAATTTTACAGTAGTGCCAAATTGCGTAGGACCACTGATATGCGGACATAAAATGGTTTGAGTTTGAGTATAAACTTGAATTCCTAATTCATTCCATATATCACTATCAGGCGATGATAACAGTAATTTTGAATTTGATATCGCTAAGTTTTGATCTTTGACACTTAGTATTAGCTTATTGTCTGGTGTTGCGCTTGCAACGACATTAATGATACCTAAACCATTGTTAGATTGATTTATAGCATTGGCTATAGAAGGCGCGGTTGATGCAGGTAGATTGATAGAGAAACCATTAATTAATAATGTTCTTGATGCTGTCAATTGGCAATTGCTAGTTCCTGTGACTATGCCATATTTTGCACCGCCGTTAGTAAATCTAAATGCCGCTCCTTCTTCGTTATTACTGCTAAGGCTAAATGGAGCTCCTATGACTATCTCGTTTCCAAATTTATTTGCGTCAAGGTTGTAACCAAATTGTACGCCAATTCTTGGATCTTTTTCTGTCTCTAATACTTGGGTCAATACAAATTCATTGCTACCTATATTAATGATATCACCAATAATAAATGAGCCTGAATATATTAAATTAGATCCAGATATTGAATATTCGCTAGAGTTGATCAAAATACCATTTTTATATACAAATACTGGTAGAGAAGGATCAGGAGTAAATGCTAATTGAAAACTTGTTGGTGTAGATGAACTTACAGTAGTAGTTTGTATATTTTGTATCATTCTCTGATAAGCATATGATCTACCCCACTTGCTTATATCATTACTATAATTTTCGTTGGGCGCACCTACAATTAATATGCTGCCATCATAATTTGTAGTTAAACTATGACCAAATAATATTGGATCTGTACCTCGATCTATCTCTCCGATATACTGATAACTTACTTTATTGGCTGACCCAGTACCAGTGCCAATACCTGATGCTATAAAATATATACCTAATTTATTGTCATCTGCACCTATAGCTTTAAAGTTAGTTGGATTTAAATAGCACACTCCTGTACCTGTACCAACTGCTGTTGCTATAAAAATAGTACCTACACCATTACTATTTGCACCATATAATGTGAAATCAGTAGTACCTTGGCTTACTATTTGATAAGTTTCCCCGACTACTAATTCTGTAGCTAATACTTCAGTCCCTAGATTTGTGATTTGATATGTCTCACCTACATCAAATGATCCTGCATCTCTAGGTATATTTTGTTTTCTGTAAATATGAACTTTGTTTCTAGCAGAAAGTTCATCTTCATCAAAATCGCTAGCGAATAACCAGTTAGTGTCTCCGGACATTGCCATAGATTTGCCGAAATTGACTGCGCCTGCAGGGCTTACTATATCCTGATAAGGTATCATGTTATCAGATACATTAGTATCATTGATAGTATAAACCTTTATAAAAGGTTCAGTGGCTTCAGGAGCACTTATAGCGTAAATATAGTTTTCGCTTACTATACTTTGGCCAAAACTAGGTTCATTGTCAAATTCTTGATCGATATAATATTCTTCAGATAATGCATTATAACGATATCTATAAACTTTTCCTGCACCTGCATCTGAAATAATGTATTCTGCCTTATTATCATATGCTACTGCCGTTCCAAAAGTGACTGAATTTGTTTTGGTCCATTCAGTGTCGTACTGGAAGTTTATACCCTTACGATATACTGCCCAACCACCGTCATCATTTTCATCTACCCAGACAGTGTTCTTTACAAACTCTGAGTTTAATAGAGGAAGTGTGTTGATATCTTGCGTGTTATCTACTCTTTGGCTTGTGAATGCTAAGCCAATACCTAATCCTGTTACTGATCTTGCTTGACCGCCCAATGCTAATGGGATAGTCACTGAAGTAGGTGTCAGTATATCTAGAGCAATATAATATCCATTTACACTATTATCAAAATTGATTATTGCAAATATTTGATATTTCTTTAATCCATGTGGTTTATCAAAAAATACAGTACAAGTGTTATTTAAATTTGCTCTTACTAAACCAATTTGGCTGATCGGAGTGGGTGTGAATACATCCCAGCTACCCTGATAGTTTGCTATCCAAACATAATCTCTGACATATAATCTATTGATAGGTACTATAATATTGTTTTTATCTACGGCACTTCCTAATTGACTATAAAAATATGCCGACATTTTAACGTCATTGAAATTTACATATCCTGCATCTGGATATAATTGTGTTGGATAGTCTTTTACTGTATCTAAAATATTTGGATCAGTTATAGGTCTAGCGTAATTGAATATATTATTCAAATATATAAGTTGCTGCGCACCGTCTTGACTGGTGCCGTTAGTTAATGCTATGGTCGATGGATTTCCTGTTAATTTATTTTCATTAAGTCTTAAATCAACAAAATTTTTGTTTAATAAACCACCAAATTCTCCGGATAATATGCCCCAATTTTCATATACATTATAATCAATGCCGCCTTGAGGTAATTGAGCTCCTTTAAATGCATCTAAAATATTTTTAGTGCCTTTATTTTTTATTAGATTTTGATAGACATTTACTTGTGTTATATCAGTCAAATCTGCTTCTGCTAGATAATTTCTAGGTCTATAACCTATCAAACCAAAACTTAATAGATCAGCATCGCTTTGAAGATTCGCTTTATTGATATCATAATATAAAGTACTTTCATAGCTACGGGTGCTACTATTAGGTAACAAGCCTTTTTGTATTTCGTCGTATTCTGTTTCTTTCCATAGTCTTTGATTAAAGACATTTGAAGGCTGTATGATTTGTATAGCTGTCCAGTATTTGTTTTTATATTTTACTATCTGCCCTTTAGTATAAACTAAGTCTTTACGCCATTCTTGTATATTATCTTGATTATAGATAAATCCGCTAGCATACATCGTTCCGTTCCATTCAGCACTCTTAGTGCCACGTAATGATATACGGTTTTGTCTCAACCCTGATACTAGGTTATAGATGACATCATTGAATAATGTTAAATTATCAAATACTATTCCATGCTCCATATTACTCATATTAAATTGAGCATATGCTAATGTATCTCCTGAATTTAATGGACGACTTATGAATTCGGTTCCGTTTCTTGCTATGGCTAAGTCTTTTGTATCAATAATATACAAGTTTTGATTTAAAATAAAATTAGATTGTGATATTGTCAATGGTTGTACTATTTGACTTTCTTTATTAATTTTAATTTGCGGAGCAGCTGGATTGATAGTAGTGATGCTCCCTACTTCCCAACCTGTTTGCGCCCAATATAAAAACTCAGCTATCATTTGTTGCCAGCTGGCTTCTATACCTTGTTCTTGATAGTCAAATATCATACCTTGACTTTCTAGATATTTGCCATAACTCATTAAAAATTGACTTACTTGTTGTACTGTGCTAAATGTAGTTCCGTATGGCACAACTTCTACTATGTCTGTATAATCTTTTGCTGTAGTTACCGATAAAGTTTCTACCGTTGTGGTTTCCGTAAAACCATTATTTTTTGGTTTTAGTATTTTGAAATAGCTAGTAGATTGGCTGTTTCCGAAAATTTGATATCCAGTTTCGGTTAGCTGCACTAATACAGCACTATAAACTATTTTTATATTTGGTTGGTTTTCATATAATAATAGGGCATAGCTTTCATCAGGTATTAATAAACTTGAGTTTGTGCTGCTTGCTGTACCTTTTTCTACAAAGAATTTTAATACGCTTTTATCACTAAATCCTGCTAGCCTATAAACTAATCTTACATCAATATCATTGAGTAAATTCTTAATATCTTCTGTCGCTGCTATTCCTAACTGTTTCTCATAATCTACTATCCAATTGATATATGATGTCTTTGCCGTGCCGGAACCGTAAATCTCTATATTATTAATTACAAGATGACTTCTATCATTCACAAGATATTGATTAAATTCTTTATTATATTTGTAATTGTCGAGATCGACACCAAGATTAAAGAATTTTGCAGTGACCATTAATGCATATAACTGCATCATATCAAATGGGAAAGTGCTACTACGTCTATAACTAAACTCTACAGGACCTACGTCACCTATCTTCCAATCGCTTCTAAAATAGATACTATTAAAGTTTCCTACTATGCTATTCATAGGTGATTTCAAATTACCTAAATTATTATTAGGTATTATTTTACTAAGTCCGGGTCTTGCGAATTGAGGACGAATAATTGGGTCGCCGTTATTATAATCATATCCTGCTTCAAGATCATTCCATAATACTAAGTTATCACTTGTATATGGGGCCGGACCATATTTACTTTCCCACCAATCAGGAATGTCTCTGTATCCCAGCATCATCCATGGCAATTGATTTGGTATGCTAGTATCGTAAAAGTATTGATTTAACCCTCTAAAATATCCTTGTTGTATTATACCATCATCGATTTTATTTGTTGATTTTCTATAATTCCAACTAAACTCGTCAGCTATAGTATAAAACTGTTCTTTATAATTTAATCTATTTTGACCAATCCAATCAAGAAAATTATAACTATACATTTCTAACCATTCATCATAACTGAACGGAGTATCTCTAAAAAATCCGGGAGTTACATCTTGAAATTGTATTGGGATTTCTGCACTTAATTTTAGGTTATTATAAATTCTAGTTTCAAATTCAAGTAACACTTGATCTCTAAAATCTACTAACAATCCTAATTCAGCAATATAATCACCATATAATTTATTATATGACCCGTCATGACCAACTATAAAATATGTTGGTTTCATATAACTAGTATCTAAAAATACGTTAGGTATTGTAGCCGGATATAAACCTAATTTAGTAGGTGTGTTTGGAATATATGAACCATATGTCTGATTATATTCTTTAACGATAACTTTGTCACCCGGCTGTAAATCATAAGTGACTCGCACAGTAGGCGAAGTTTTGCTGATCACATAATCAACGTTGCGTATTAGTTGTTTTGTAAAACTTACACCTTCTACAGTTCTAGTAACATATATCAATACACCATCATAATTGGCAGTATCAAAATCATATATTTTGTACAGACTTAAAGTGCTAGTATCTAAAGCATTTTTAAAAGTATATGTGTTGATTATATATGGACTTTTGCTTGGCAGCATGTCTGACCAAAAGAAACTTTGTTCTTGGCTTTTTGTACTTGAAATTTGATCCAACGCATCATCTAACATATAAGATGGATCATAGCGTTGTTCGTAATTTGAATTATTAACTGTATCTACTAATAAAGCTTTAAACTTAATATATTCTTTACTATTGAATTTTAGCGCATCAAATAAATTATGTTTTTGATTTCTTAAAAATATTCCGGGCAATACTAAACTTGCACTGTTTTGTATAATTCTAGTTCCATATGGTACTAAATTTCCTAAATCCTGATAATTATTACTACCGAACATTTTTCCAGTCAAATTAGGATTATTTTCGAAAATAGTTTGATACTGACCTCTAATATCTCCTACATTAACTTCAGTAGGATCTGTGTTGAATGGATTATTGCTTAGGTTAATTGGTATGCTATAAAATGCCTGCTTACTAACCTTATTACTTAATATTGCAACTTGATAAATTTGATCTATATCTTCATATATGAAAATAGTGATAATTGTTTTTGTATCCGTATTAGTTACAGAATAATCAGTACCCTCAGTCATAAGAATATTGTTATTATAAACTAATAAAGATGGCCAAATAGTATCTGTAATAGGTAGTTGAGGAATATCTAATTCTATTTGATATTCTACAAACGAACCATTTTCTAATAATAATGGTGGTATGTTACCATTATAATTAAACTCAAATAATTGGTACTGGGTGCTCGGTGCTACTGCTGTCTGCCATCCTAATAATCTTTCTTTTTCAACTCTGTTAGTAAAATTATACACATAACCTATATTAACATTTTTTGTTTCTGGGGTGGTTTCTGTAACATAACTAAACGTTTGTGAATTAAAAGTTACATCGAAACTAATATCTCCGACATTGCTAATAGAACTGTACCTAATAGGAAATTTTAAAACCGGATCGTCTGGGCCAGTTCCTCTACCAAATTGAAATAATGTGGAACCCTCAAAACTTGATCCTTGATATCTAGTTAAATCTGATAAACTAAATCCGTCTTTATCAAAAATGTCAAATAAAGGTGATTGATTTATATCTAATTTTTGCTGCGCTAAAATATATCTTATACCGTCAAACCAATAAGATTTTCCTAGACTATTATATCCCCTAGTAACTAGTATTTGATTATCTGACTCGATTACACTATCTACTACTTTTGTCAAAGTTATCACAGGATAAGATGTGCCGACTACTATACTAAATGCAACTTCATAAATCTTGTTTCTTATAATTTCATTTTCGTCAGCAGCAAAAACTATTTTAGCGCCCGGAAATAAAACATAATTGTCATTAATGCTATCATTTGCTATAAAACTTACATCATTAACTGTATTAGTAATTTCAAATATATTGCCACTAAAAATAGTCAGTGTTAGTGTGTTTATGCCAGTTATAGATAAAATTCTAGCATCATTAGGTAATAAACTTAACGCTCCTAATTTTAGATCACTTATGTATTGACCTACAGTAAATGTGTTAAGAGATTGTATGTCTGTGATGTCTATAGTAGCGGTGGTATAAGAAGCTGCTTTTCCTAAACCGTCAGTACCCATTTGAATATTAACCGCTTTAATTATATCTCCGGCAATATAAAATACATTAGCTGTACCAGTACCTACTCCGCGCAATGCGCAAGTAAAACTATCACCAGTATTATAAGTAACTCCAATTGTGCCTGCTACTTCATTCCAATCAGTACCGTCTGTTAAGGGATCGCTAGTTATAATGTATTGCTGACCAACAGTTAAATCAGTCACACTAATATTTTCTGTTCCTGCTATGTAATTCCAATCTGTAGTATCTACTTGAGGATCAGTTACTATAATATAACTTTGACCTATTATAAAATCAGCTGGATCAATATTAGTTGGATTAGAGTTTAATGTTCCGGTATAATCTGTATATACTTTGACATCGGGATAATATGTATCTTGACCTGCGACATAACTAAATGCGTCAGTTGTTCTTTGGTCTATAAAATCTATCGCTGCTTTGCCTGCGCTACCAGAATTATATAACTTTAAGTTAGGATAAAATTCTATGATAGGTCTTTTCGCTTTATTTTCTGGCAACGCATAATCATTTGGTATATTCGGGTCATTGTTATATAATGCTGTGGCATTAACTACTGAACTATGGAACCAGCGATTGCTGCGTGACCATGGATTTTTGCTTAAGCTGTTACGCGCTATAGTGATATAATCTGGTAATAATGGTATAAACAATGAACTGTCATAGTTACCAATATCATACCCGACACTATCATATGGAATTGCGGTTGAAACAGTATAAGTTTCAGGCACGATGAAATCTTCAACCGGTAATAATTCTATAGCAGTGCCTACACCCTGAACATAATATTCACCTTGCAAATAACTGGTTGGTATAACATCACCATCAAATTTAACTTTTAATCCATTCGTGAATACTACGGTTTGTCCGCCAGGATTAGCTATACTAAACGTTTTTTTGCCTATAATGTCAGTATCAACATTCAGTGTATTAGTAATATTGCTTTCAATAAGTCTGATAATACCTACTTTATTTGGATTAGATCCGTCTTGATAATATAAAGTATCTAATGGTGCGGTAATTATAGGAATTCGTTCGATAGCGCCGATGGTGGATTTAAAGAAACTAACACCGCTGTATGTATCACCTAATTGTGCAGTTATTTTCTCTTCTAGGGGAATAGTGCCGCTAGGTATTAAAATCACAAATGGATCTGCTATATTAGCAGGATTAGGATAATATTGTATAGTATAAAAATTATTATTTGTTTGAGAAACATAGCTAGGTGTATCATATGCCAAAGTTAATGGATTTACTGAAAAAGATAGACCTCTAGTATCTCCTGCTGTAGTAATGATGGGTACTCCATCGATAGTAGCTGATAGTTGAAAACTAGTAGTACCATTAGTAGAAATTACGTAGTATTTTTTTGAACCTGCATACCCATTAATGCTACCTTGTGTAGGCTCATCTATAGTATTTGTATCGAATAGACCATTGATTTGTATTTCTGTCCCTATAGTTATGTTAGTAGCGTCACAACTAAATTGTCCATTGGTTCCTGTTATCTGAACATTATTAAATATAGGAGGATAAGTTTGTGAGTATTGTTGTAGATCGAATGCTCCTAGATTTGCAATTTCATTTGTTTGACCGTTGAAAAACATAACAGTCAATCCTTGCAAGCTTGTTACGCCGTCTATATTATTAAGTTGGCTTAATAATAAACCATTTACTTGATCAAAATTTTTGTCGCATACTATGCTTACAGTATTGTTACCGGGTTTTTCAAAAGTGCTTTGACCATCTTTAAAAGGAACTTCAAATAAAACAGTACCATTTTCTGTACCGTTGCCGCTCACTCCATATACTTCTCTAGTAGAAATATTAGGAAATAATGGATCTACGCCAGATATTCCGGGCTGTGTTTGAATCCAAAATGGGCTATCCTGATTTACTACGAAATTGTAAGTACCGCCTCTTAACAAAGTTAAAACTGGATTATTTGTACCTGCACTAGAGCCTAAGGTTCTGATGCTATAAACGCTTCCAAAATTTTCTACAATGAACGTTGCGTTTCTATAAACAGTGTCTCTAGAAATAGTGACTGGAGGAAGACCTTCAGGTATCCAATAATACTGATTGTAATTAATAATTTTATCTAAGTCTGTGAAACTATCCCAACTATAAAATTGACTTTCAAATAATCTATTATTATCATCAGTTATACCATTTTGTAACTTTAATGCATCTATGAATCCAGGATAACTTAAAAAATCTATCGCAGTTGTTTCATTTCTTTTTGTGAAAACTACGCCTGGATCTAATTGATAATCTCTGCGTACTTTAGTTGGCTCTGTAACATAATAATCTTTAGCATTAACACCATTGCCAAATTTACTACCCACATAACCTTCAATCTTTCTAGTTATTGGTGGATTTACTAACTGGTCTAATGTTGCTCCAAGAAATTGACTATTTGTTGGAGTTTGGAATACACCGGGTAAAAAATCTAATGTACGTATTCTAGTCATTTTATGCTACTTGTAATTGATCTGGAGTCAATGCTGCTATAACCTGAACGTCTTCTGCTGTGGCGGCATTAACAAAAATTTCATATGGTTGAGATTTAATTTCATATAATGTTCCAAATGGTGCTGAAGGATCGTTAGAAACTAATACCGCAGAACTTATCAAGCCTTCACATTGTTCATGAAGATATGCACTTAACTCTGAGAAGTAAAAAGTATCACCGAAGTTCCAATTATTTATATTGAAATAATTGTTCATGGCAGCGAGAACTGCGCTGCGTATTTCACTGTCGCTAGCATCTGTATTACTATTTTTTACCACTTTAACTGTTCCCCTAAGTGCTTCTACTGCTTTAGGTCCAAATAATGGTTTAAACACAACACTATTTAAAACACAACTATCACTTAACATTTTATAATCATTTATCTTAGGAAATTCTGCAGTTAATTGTGTGATTGATGGTCTCTCAGGTTCAGGAATAGTATCAGTGCTATCTTGAATATAACGCTGATATGCATTATAGTATGGTAATGTTACCACATATAGATCAATAATATTTGTAGTTGCTGGATCTATTCTAGTTGTATTATTGCTATTATGTCTATATTGAAATGTAAATCCCTGTCTTCCAAATTCAATATAATATCTTGGAACATTGTTTGCTGTTTTTGGTTCTTCTAAGAAATATGATGGTGTTATAACGTTTATGACTTGTACTGTTTTATAAAATAAACCATCAGTAAAAGCATAAAACAATTGTCCTTCGGGATAATCATATTTCACAAGTTCTATACTTTCTTTTGTCGGATATTGATATACAACATCAGTGCTAGGAATTAATTGTAATCTTTCTAAATTAATAGCATCTTGTAATAATTCAAAAAATACATATTTTCCTACATTACTAGAACCATTTACGTATCCTGTTAAATCAGTGAAGAAATCTGGACTTAAAACTAGCTGACGATTATTGACATCAATACTAGTAACTTCTACTTCAAAATCGTTTATATACCCGTCACTTTCAACAGTCTGCCCTATAATGTTTATTTTTGTATCTTTTCCTATAGCATTTGCTGAAGTTGGTTGTGTGTTGGTAGATAATACATTTACAAAGTCTTGTAATATTTTACCGGTAAATGGGTCATATACTAATTCTCCCGGTGATAAAGCAAAGCGCGTATCTGCTACACTACCAAAATAATATTTTAAACTTCTATATGTTACTAGATATCTGTTACTTGCCGGGTCTATACATTGAAATTTTATAAACCAATTAGGGTCGTCAAAATCTTCTATAAACCAACGCTCTTGTGTAGCTAATAATTCATTATTGAACACTAAACTAAAATTCTCTAATAATTCTATTTTTAAAATAATTTCTCTAATTATGTCGGCAGATAATGAATTGTCAAATACAGGTATGACTTGAGTGATTGTGCAATCATTTGGTATATATCCGTTTAATATAACTGGTCCTGTTCCATTAGGAAAATTACCTTCACCATTATTACTTCCATCGCCGATCACATTTAATACAGTGGTCCATACAAAAATAGGATTAGTAGGTCCAGGTAATCCAGCTACTAATCTATTATTATTATCAAAATAATATCCAGGAGGTGCGTTAAATTTAACCAATGCGCCCGGTGTAACATATTTTAATATGTCGCTATTAAAAGATCCTACTGTCAGCGGTAAATTAATTCCTAAATCATTTGCATAAAAATAACCACTTTCACTATTGGCATCAACTACGCTGAGATTCCAATATACATTACCGTCTCCTATTTCTGATGATATATTATATCGTGGATAATTTTGTATATAATATTGTGTAGTTCTAATATCTGATAATACACTAGATAATCTACCAGTTATAAAACTTATTACTTCACTAGTTGATCTAAAGGTAAGAGTAAGAGTTCCATCAATAGTGTTTTGCCATAATGCGCCATCACTGCCAAAAGTATTAAGGCTTGAATATTTGCCTGTAGGATCAAGTAAATCTAAATTCTTTGAAACACCAATACTGCTACGATTGATCGCTTTTGATTTTATGATCTGTGAATATAATGTATATGGGAAATTGTTATAGTCTTCGCCATTGACCATACGATTCTGTGTATAGTAACGAGTTGGAGCACGTTGCTTAATTTGCGGTATGCTTTCGCGTGACTGTGCATTGCTTACTGGTGTTTGTAACGATAATCCCAACGTTAAAGTTTCTGCTCTACCTAATCTGCTCACATATGTAAATGCTACATTAATATTTTGCATTTCGGCTGGATCCACAGTATATGTTAATCCATTACCACTGCGAACATACGCTCTAAATGTACCTACTGGAATCTCACTAAACACTCCGTCTCCAAATACATAAGTTACCTGATCATTGAAGCGTGAAGTTACGCTAAAAATTTTCTTGAGGCTATTTTCTGTTTGCAGATATGCATCAGCATATACGCTATCTACTTTTTTCCACAATTCACTAGTATTTGTATTAGTGTTTAGTTGATATAACCATGTGTCTTCATTATTGACGCCTTGTTGATCTATATCTACAGTTTGGTTAGCAATCTGCTGTTCTAATATAAAATCAAAATTGCTTAATCTACCTTGTTTAAAATAAAAGAAAAATCCGGTGTCCGGACTACCATAACCTAATCTATCATTACGATATAATATATTAAATTTTCCGCTGGGTGCAGGAGGTATCTCATATAGATAATCTTCTCCTAAACTAGTCATACTAGTCAATTCAAAATTCATAGTAATACCATCTACCTGAGTGGTGAATGGTACTATTGGTAACGCGCTGCTAGGTATCTGCAAACTATATTCACTTGTAGCTACTCCTAAAATATCGCTGACATTTCCTGGTCTGCCTATTTTTTGTGTATTGATGAGTGCAGCATTGATGATAGTATTAAATTGTTCTAACCAAGTTGAGTTAGCGGGATCGTTCCATAATACCGGAACATTGCTAAGATTAATTCCATTTAAATCAGTTATATTTTGTGTAGTTTGTATGCTAATGACTTTTAGATAACCTTGTCCCGCAATGTTTCTTTTTGGTGTGTAACCAACAAGATTTGCTAGTTTGATCACACTATCACGACGTTCGGCTGTATCCATGAAGTTTTCGCGGGCATTCAGATCATTTCTAAACGCTAGACCTTGACCCATGAATGCTATAACGTCAAGTAGTGCTACGAATTCGCTACTCTCTATATAATCATTAAAGGTCTCAGGGTAATATACACGCAGGTAATCTATTAAACTCTTGCGTAATGTCTCATAGTCATAGCTACGAAAATCGGCTTCACGGAAAGTTTGGTATATTGCTTTCCAGTCATTGACGCCGAATATAGCCGATTGTCGGGATGTGCTAGCCATATTCTAATATTTATCGTTGATAAAAATACGACTTTTTAATTGGTCAAGATATGGATGCAGTATTAGTGCCGCTATCGAAAAATACGCTTAAAACCATTGCTTGATTGAAGGGTGCTACAGCCATCTGTACCTCTAATAATATACCGTTCTCTTGAGGATATGCTTTTACATAATCTAATATGATTCTAGGATCTAGTGCTGCTACTCTTCGTATTTCGTTTTCTAATTGAAACTGAACATTAGGTGTGTTTGGTTCAAAAACAAAGCTCCATAATCTAGTACCATATTCAGGTTGTCCTACTTTTTCTCCTTGTTTGATATTCAATGCATTGATAAAATTTCTTATCACTAATGGGGTGTCTATAACTCTAAAACGTTTGCCTATTCTTATAGGATTTAATATGCTGCCTGTGCCATTATCTGCTCCACCTGCAGCGTTGGTAGTACGCGGTTCGTTGGCTCCAATTGTGCTAAATCCTATATATTGTGGCATAATTCTATTTAGTAGCTATATCAAGCTCTTCCTGCTATAATATCGATTAGTTTCTGTCTTTCAGGATTATTAAAAGCGGTTAAATAAGCCTGTCTAGCCGCAGCGATACCTGGATCGCCGGCGGGGAGATTAATTCTAGCTTGTTCATATGCTTTTTCGGTTTCTTTAAGTGATTTATTTAAATCTGCTAATTGTTTAGTAGCATCTATTCTTTTTACTATATTTTCTTTTATTTTTTGTGCAGACGATTTAGCAGCTTGACTTATTTCGCCCAATAGATTAGGTGTAGGAATTTTAGAATCTCCTAATGTTGATGCTATTTGTCCTGCAATTCCTGATCTATCTGTCGTATTGAACGCTACAGTAGGCATTTTTATAGGATTGGCTCCACCAGCACTTAAAGATGATATAGCGCTTTCTAAAGATGCTGCTGCTCCCGGAGGCAATCCCGTGGCACTCAAACTATTTTTTAGTTGATCTATACCTGTAGGTAGGCTTCCACCGATTTTGTTTAATGCGTCTGTTGCTATATTACCTATAGAAGTTCTAAGTAGGTCTTGTCCTGGCAATTTAGGTATAGAGCCAGTAGCAGCATTTACTACATTATTGATAGCGTCTTGTCCTCCCGGTAACATAGACACACCGCTAGCGATTTGTGTCGCTGCAGAGGTAAAGGCGCCGGTAGCTTTTGATATAGCTGCATCTGCTAAAGCTGTACTGCCGGCGGCTATATTACCTACGGAAGATCCGGCAATCTGATTTAATGTACCGGAGACGGCAGAACCTGTTTGATTTAATAAAGTAGTAGAACTACTAAAATTTTGAACAATATTAGTATTTGATATTAATGATGCGTTAGATATGCTTGTTGTTAATGCATTGGCTACCGTACCACTTCCTATCAAATTATTTACATTATTAGTGATTGCTCCCTGAGCGTTATCAATTAACGATCCTTTTATTGCCCCAGTCAAATTAGTGTTGATAGCACTAGTAGGACTTATTCCTAAACTAGATGCTCCGGTCGCACTTGCCGATTTTTTTGCTACCTGTACTAAATCTACCGGCACACCCACTTCTAATTTAGGCATAGAGGCTGCTATTGCGCTAAATGCAGCAGCGGCTGCTCCTTGTGATTGTGATGTAAGTTCATCTAAACCTAAACTTTTAAGTTTCGCATCTGCTGAGCCTGCGATGCCACCTAACCCACCTTTCGCTTTTTCAGCAAAACTCGCTGCTTGATTTCCTGCGCTAATATCTTTCATTACTCCACTAGCCTTAGCAAAAGTATTATTACTTGCTCCTAAGACATCTGTTGCATTTTGTTTAATTGTATCTAGTGTTTGATTAAGTCCTTGCTGTGTGGTTGATAATACAGCTCCGGCGATTTGCATACTTGGTTCTGTGCCTGTAATAACTCCGGCATTAGTGAGTGATGTTTGACTCTGTTGGAAATTTGTTACCAGCGCATCAGTTTGAGCAGATACATTTTTTGTAAGTTTTTCTAGATTCTCGGCGCCCGGTTTTCCTGTAAATAAATTTCTAGGTAGTGATTTTGATATAGGCATTCCGCTTGCTATCATGTTATTAACAAGATCGGCACTTCCGGGTTTAAGTACTCCTGCAACTTCTAGTTGATCAGGTGTTAATGCGTATTGTCCTATAGCTATAGAAGATGACATTATGGTCCTCCACCTGTTTTCTTAACAACTGCAGCTCCTTGCTTAGTTGCGGCATTGTATGGACCTGTCTTAGCTGTAGTCGCCACCTGTCCGGCAAGTGCATTTGTTGTAGTTTTATTTAAGCTATTACTAGCTTCTTTTGTTGGTGGGACTGACGATAATGTGCCTGATGAAGGGGTCACACCTGCCGTCGCGCTTGAGTTTTTGTTAGTATTATTAAGCGGTGGTTTAGAACCAGAAGCTCCGCCGCCGGCACCTAGATTTACTTTAACATCTACACCTTGACCAGCATTAGCCCAAGGACAATGTGCAGGAGCCCTTGATGTGATGCTTAACAATTTACCCGGTGCTGCTAAAAATCCTTTTGCAGCATCGAATAATGTATCAGTATGTGCGGTGAGTGTTATCTGTGGTACAACTTCTGGTTTAGTTCCAGTTTGTCCGCTGTTTAGATTTACTTTACTACCATTGACATATGCGATTGCACTACTTGCCATACTAATGTCACCTGCGCTTTCCATACTCATAGCTCCACCTACTTTAGTAAGATGTTTGCCCATAGTATAATTTTTATAATCAGCGCCGACTTTTTGTTTAAATTCTTTTTCGCTATTAAAGTGCATATTTTCTGCTTGCACATTTAAATTCTTTTTGGCGTGTATATTAATATGTTGATCTGCGTGTAAATTTAAATCACCTTGTGTTCTTATATTCACACTATTAGTGCTATAGATATCAACCGTACCTTCTTTACCTAATTCAACATAGCTTTGTCCATTGCTATGTAATATCATTAATGTTTGACCATCATCGCTCATCATAATCTGATGACCTAAACTTGTGCGTATGCGTATTAAGTTATCACGACCTATGATATCACCGTCATCCATTACAATACTATGTCCACCGCGTCTGCTTACTACACGTAATTGATTATTTTTTGATGTATCTAAATTTTCAGCGATACTAGTATCATCATATCCACCTTCATATATAGGTCTACCGGGAGTTGCTACTCCCCAACCAACCCTACTAGGCGTTTCACGTTGTGCGCTACTGCTGATCGGGCCTCGTATCATATCACGTATGATACCTTGTTG